CCCGTCAATTGGGAGTTGTCTTGTTAGTTAATTAAGGGAAAAACCCGAAAGACAAATAAGGGTTTTAAAATGTTAGTAAAAAGATTAAGTATATATTTTAAAACATTTCTTAATTATTTCATCCAAACAGAGGCCTCACGTGGGGATATCCATATTTGGATGACATCGTTATTAACATGTGATGCTCCATGTATATTTTACGCAACTGGCGTTTCTGTAACTGCAGTTGGGCTAAAAGAATTGGTTGTAAAACCTGTATTTGATGCTAAGGAAATAACAAAAGCACCTATACGTGTACCAGTAGAGGCATTGTGCAAGGCAATGCTATAATTACCATTTGGTGCCAATTCAATTATCAAACGAACTAAAGTTCCTTTATTAACAATGATAAGAGGAACACTGTCCGATGTTGAATTTGTTCCAATGGTAAGCAAAACGGGTACGTTTAAGGTAAAATCTGTCCCTGACACTATATAATTATTGCTAAGTGCTGGTATAATAATCCGACGTGGATTGGAAGAAGTATCCAAAGTAACTGTCTCACTTTCAAATTTAGAACAAGGATCTGGTACTGATTGGAGTGTACCAGTGTTAGGAGAAACAATAGTGTATTTAGACCAAAGTTCCGTAATTGAATCATTTGCATTAATGGTTCTATTTGAAAACATATATAATCCTCCTGTTGGAATACTATAAGGAGCAAGTAAAACTTGTAGACGACTTCCTGATGTAGACCAAGCCATTGTATAAGTGTTTTCGGGTAAAGCATAAATTTCAGTGTTATCTGTAGAAACTGCTAACATCTGATTGGGTAAATAAAACAATGTACCACTTGGATTCACACCAAAAGTATAGGCAGAACCAAAAAGACCATTAGCAGAGTTACCCACGCGTGTGACAGGTTCATTGTTGTAAATAACATTGAAGATTTGAAAGCTACTTGATCCAGGTACATCTTCATATGGAATGAAATGCACTTGAGGAGGACCCAGTAAATATTGGAAACGAAAATCATCACTACAAGCGCGATAAATTGTTGGTTGAATATTTGCAATATTACCAGTGATAGTAGTGGCTGCTCCAGAAGTATAAAAAGTAATTAAAGGAAATGGATAATTACTTTCTTCAACTAAATCTTGTGTTTGTTCTTGAACTAAAACTGGAGCAACGTGTGAAGCTGAATAATATGGGACCTCAACATCTATCAAACCTTCAAGAGATGGTTTAATAACTTGTGTTGCAAAAGGTGAATATAACAACTGTTTAGGAACAGCAGATAGAACACGTGTCGAAACACGAGGTATTTCACCTGTTGGATAAAAAGATCCTAATGAGGTTCTCATTTTAACTATATAAGTTAAAGCTGAATATGAACCTGCTGAACCAGCATCAATAGAAATACGCATACCACCTCTATAGAAACCATATAAATAAGAAAAATAGTCGATATAATCAAAAGTAAAAGCTGTATTGAATGTGGATGCAGTTCGAGGTGTTTGGAAATCAAAAGGTGCAATATCATAAACTGTATTTGCTGTTACTGTAGCAGGTGCAGTATAATAAGTACCAAATCGTCCCAACAAACTCTTGATACTTGAAATACTCTCTCCTACGCAAAGAGCAGCTGACAACATATCCATTTTAGGTTTAGCAGAACCTATTAAATCGTCACTTGTCTTAATAGCTTCTTCTCGATCATGTCTCTCATCCATAGAAATACCTTGGGTATTTACATGCCAAACACGTTCAGCTGTAGCTCGAGTTTCTGTATAGGGATAGATATTTGGTGCTGTGGGCATTTGTAAGTCAATATCATCACCAGCAGCAACTAAAACCATAATATCAAATTGTTGTACTACTGCTTCTGGTGCGCGAACAGGTACAAAAACATCAACTATAATACATCCAGTAGAATAATTATATGGTTTAACAGTTTGTTGATTAACAGAAAATTCATTAATTACATTAAGATATTCACGAGTTGAAACATAAGGCGCAGTAAAAGAAAACTCAGTTAGATCACGTAAATCATAAGTTTCTTGATAACAACGATCTAAATTGATATTTGATGGAACTGCATTTGGGTTTGGAAAAGGAGAATATAAACCAGGCACATAAGTTACTCTTAATGTTCCTGAATGAAAACCCGTCTTAGCACAAATGAAAGTATATTTCATTGAACCTCGCCATAAACCAAAAGCTGCTGATGTATAACCAACAAAAGTTGAATTCATAACTCCTGATGTACCAACTTGTACAAACTTTGCAGGATGTACATTATCTGTAAATAAAACAAAATTTTCTGCATTAGTAGTTGAAACAGAAAAAGTTTTATAATATGTTGGGGCTTTACAGATATTTTGTATTTTCATCTCATCTTCATATGATCCACCAGCTTCAGGCATAGGCATTAATTCATTATTTGCAAATAAAGCCATTTTATGAGCCATATGTTCACCTCCTGAATTAGCCATGTAGTTGTTTGTTCTTAAGCTTGCACGAGTAACACCAGCAATATTGGTAGGTTTTTGATAACCAGCCGCCTGCAAAATATTTGCAGCGGTTTTAACCATATATGATGGTTTTAACTCTAAACTAGATAAATTATCTAATAGGTCATGTTTTGTCATTAGAGCTCCAGAAATAGGCACGTCGGCAGTGTTTGAGTGCATATTCTCTTCCTCAATACCTTGAGTTATGACTGGCATAACAGCTGTTGGGTATTCGAGTTCAGGATCTTTTAGCCAAGTTTGCACTTTAACACCTACATCTGTTGAATTAGTAGAGTTCAATTTTCCAAAAACGACCAAAAATAAAGCACCATAATTACCTTGATCTGTGATAGAATTATAAAAAGTGTGTTGATTAACATAAGGAATTTCAATAGTTTGTTGAGTTCCTCCTTCACAATTAATTTTAATATTAGCACATCCTGATTTGCCAGCTAAAGAAGCCTGAATCAAAGATGCTTTACCTTTAAGGTTCTTATAATTTGGAATCCAATATGCCATTAACACTCCTTGTTGAAATTTTTGAGCGTTAATAATTAAACGGACGCATATTTTTCCTCGAAGTCCCACGAAACCACGCATCTTTTCTTGGTACTGAGGATTCTTATATAATAAATCAGGAAATAAAAGACCTGATGGTATAAGTTCAGTATTTGTAGATTGTCCTGTAGTCCAGACACCTTTGTATACATCAATGGGACGAGAGACAAAATTAAGCAAATCATGTTTCCTATCTTGTAAAGTAAGTTCATTAGCATTCCTGACCTGAGACATCGAGGGTAAGACTTTTGTCTCGGATACAACGCCCTGTCGAAAGTAAGTCATTAATTCTTGTTTATCTACATTTAAATTGTATTGTTCCATTATTGTGATTGGCTATTAGTTTAAAAACGTTCGCCTACTATATATTTGTTTACGACTAGGAGTCCACGGACTTATCTATGAATGTAACTAACACGCCATTCATCATACCTAGAAGGTTTTAAAATAAAATAATAAAAGATTTATATACTAAAATAAGAGAGAAAATTTAAGATTCGTAATCTTGATTACACGTTACATTAAATTGATCATAAAATACGTCAATCGCGGGAAAATTTGCTCCTAAAAATGTATTCCGGCGTAAACCCTCTAAAAATATAACCCAATCATTGTACGCTTTCTCTCCATGTAAACTCATTTCCATACATGTTGTTTGAACATTTTCAATCATAGTTTCATCTCTACGAACCATATCTTGCGTACGCACCCACATTAGTATCTCCTTAACGGTGTCGATATCTAATGGTGCTACCCATTTACGTCCACAAAAATCAACTTTTCTAAAAGCCCGTTTTAGAAAAGTGATTTCTTCTATAAAACGGGCTTTCGCAACCTGACCTGAACTATTCTTTTGATCATCAGTATATGTTAACCCCAATAAACTCATTGCACGTGAAATAGTATGCATATTAAACCAATCTATAATTTCAGGATTGATATTAGCACAATTATCATCTCCATATGCAATAAAATGTACATTTTCGTCAAAAGAGGCTAACGTTTTCTTTGGAGGTTTACCCATAAATGGAAAGCCGTCAGGAAATAAGATATCCATTTCACTTGGTGTCGCTTGTCCAAAAATAAGAGCATATGCCATTCTAAATACAACCATATTAAACATAATATTTATAAAAGTGGTATATGGATTACCACTTGGTTGACTATTATACCATCGATAAACTCCTCCATTACGTGCAATGTGTAATGATCGTGTTAAACAAGTCCATAAATTCCTCCGAATATTTCTTTCTTCAGCTGTTGATCCATATTGCGCATAGAATTTTTCAACCACATCTAGTAATTTTTCTGTAATTTGATTTACTAAAGAACCATCATAATCTTTATAATCACCAGCAATATTAGTTAAGCCACCCCATTTTGTAAGATACTGTGCCAATTTCTCCCAATCATTAGAATATGGATTTATGCCAACTGCACTTTCATTATCTATTTTATTTTCCATAACATGTGATAAAAACCGTAAGAAGTACATTCTAAAGGCTATAGAGAAATGCATTGGTCCTGCGGAAAATATACGTGTTTTATAATTTTTAACTTTTTCATGAGTACGCAATTCATCTTTCATAGTGTCAACAAAATACACAACTGGTATTTTTGTTTTAGCTTCCTCAATCAAGTTTTCAACATCTCGTTTTAATTCTTTCCAGCCAGGTCCATCACATTTCATTTCTTTTCCTGTCCACCACTTTTTACCAAAAGGTTTCTTCTGTTGATCATAAGGATGACCAGGCGATTTCTTACCATTGATACTCCTAATGGTTTTATCTCCATCTATTCCAGAAACAGATTGTTCAATAGTCAAGATCATCGGATTAGGGCAAGTTTCTTTAATAACATCAATCTCATCATACCTCGAATGTGCTGCAAAATCAACTAACAACATGTCTAAACCTTCAGCACTTTCATAATTCTTCAACATAGCTTGTTTTAAGATATTAATCTCTTCTTTATTTAAAGAAACACTTCGCAATAAACCTTCAAATGTATCGTGCACATTAAACTGCAATATCTTTTTCCCTGGCCATAAACTTGTAATACAATCACTAATTAAACGATTACGAGAACGAATATCATCCAATTTATCACGCATTTCATTTGTAATAAAGAAATTATTCTGAGCCATTGCTTTGCTAAACGCATCTACGCTTAAAGGGTTGTATGTTTTAAGCAATTTATTAGCAACATGTTCCACTGCCACATCTATTAAATCTGATCGAATATAAGGCATATGTATACAATTCTTGGCTAAACCTTCCATCAAAGGGTCACGTTTTATACCTCCTTTAGCTAACCAAACTTGATAATCTCCATATGAACACTCGCGTGCCTCCTCACCGCGCATTTGAAACATAATCTTTCCTTTATGTTCAAACAATCGACAAGAATTAGGATTTTCATAGATCGTTCTCATAACTGCAGGTGTTTTCTTCACTGCTATGGGATAAGTCTCACCAGTTCTCTTCTCGTAAGCAGATTGTAAAGCTTGTAAATGTATTTGTATAGGACTTGGAACCAAGTTAGTTTTCATAGGTTGCATTGGATAACCTTCTGTCTTTTTCCCAATGTATTGGAAATTTCCTTGAGGAACTAGTTGTACAGGTCCAAATACATCTTCCTCTGTTAAAGGAGCCAGATCTGGTTCAACAAATGCATTTACTGCACAAATACCAAGTTTCACTAATGTTTCTTCAATATCTTCTTGTGTTATAGATACACTACATCCTTTACCTTCACTTGGATGATCTGTAGAATGCATTCCCGCAATGCAACGTGACAATTGAGGATGATCTAACCATAAGACAGCTCCACAATCTCCTGATTGGGTGCCTGCAACATATTCGTAACGATCTCGTAAAGTGATGTAATACCTACAAGGAACACCTTTATCATCATTTAAAACTTGTTCTCCTTGGAAATCGATGATATTGTTTTCGAAGAAACGATTTCCTGTACGTCTCATGACATTAGTTGGTGTAACTGAACTACACGCCAATGTCACAGTTTGTTTAATATCTGTGGGAGTTGAACTTCTATGTCCTACATTACGTTGAACTACTAAATAGCCTCCCAAACCACTACTATTAATCTTGGCTAAATCTTCTCTTTTAACAAACTTCTTAATAATATTTGCACAGTTATGACCTGAAATTCCACTACCAGAAAGATGAACTATTACAGCATCTTTTTCCATATGAGCGGTGTCATCGATAAAAACTGGTGCTATAATTCGCTTATAATTCTTCAAGTTCTTATATGTACATCTTATTTTATTAGCAGGTGCGTTTTTGGCTAATTCTAAATGCGTTGGAGCACGAGAAAAAGTAAAAACGCAGTCATCCGTTAGAGTTTTCTTTCTAAGTTCATCATGTTGTAATCGTTGTACATAATGGTAAGGATGTAAAATAGCTCTATCATGTAAAAAAGTAACATTTCCAATTGATTTTCTATCTCCATTAATATCTGTATAATCCATCATATAAGTGTTTTGAGGTAATACATGAGAGATAGCATCTGTAGTTAATTGATGTGCTTGAACTGTTACCAAAACAGGGTGAATCAATTTTTCATCAAACTCTATAATAATTTCGTCATCATTTCCTTGCACGCTAACATTTTTATAATTGTTAATCAAATCTTCTTTCAATGCGGAGACGTTAAAACCTGCAGTAGCAACACGAGCTTTCAAATTGGTCTCCTTGGCTCTACTTCTAGCACTATCATACTGGTTGTATTCTTGACCTCCCCCCTGCACTTCTACTGCTAAGTTATAAACTTCATAAATTGTAAAGATCTGATCAGGTGTTAAATTAAGTGTCCCACGCGAAATTTGAATAGGATTACTAAGCGATCCTGGTGCTCCAAATATCTTCTTCCACCATGGTAAGTGTTTAGTTTTCTCATGAATTTCTTGTTTAATTACCTTCTTTGCATGAAGAATTTCTTTTGGAGCAATAGCATCTGTGATCATTTCACACCCTTTATAAAAAGCACACACCATAGCTAACCAACCAACTAAACAACCACCAATCTTGAGAGTTTTCATTATGGGAGTACTTAACACTATTTGACGAATTTTATTATAACAATCTAATTGAAGTTGCCAAATTTTATCCCACTGTCGCTGTAAGACTTGAACGACTTTATCTTCCACTTCATGAACAGGTGTTGGAGGAGCATCAACCAGAATAGCTTCTATTAATTCTGCCTCAAAATCTTCTCCCCAGTGTTTTATTAACATTAAAACTAAGGGGTCATTTGGTTTATAAAGTTTATTGCGTACCACATAATTCAAATCATTCTCACGATTTACTAAAAATGAATTAGCATCTTTAAAATCATCATCATCGTCTGCTGATTGAACATGAACTGTAATTTGACCCCTCTTAATATCTTCAAGAGAAGATGCATGAAAAGCACGCTGTTGTTTTAAAAGATTCTCACCTCTTTCTAAACGTTTGCGAATTGATTTCTCAACTTCTTCACACAACTCAGCCCATTCAATTGGTGGTCCACATGCCTCACCTGTACGAGGATCCATAGGTTCAAAATAATAAATATTATAATTAACAATTTGTGGAGTTCCATCAGCACAGCGTTTAACATCTGCAGGCTTAATAGAGTCAAATTGTGCTTTTGTTAAAAACTTTGTGGCATCTTTAAGGTCCCAAGTTATATTTGGGAATCTTTCGCGGACTATATCATCTGGAATATCATATTGGGCACGATCTTTATCAACATAATGTTGATCATGAATTTGGGACTCTTTTAAGGTTTTAATTTCTTCATCCGACATAACCCTCCGATATTGTGGTTTAACACGCACTATGTAAGGTAACTCAGATAGACGAGTTATTATGGCTTCAGGATAAGTCATACTTTTAATATAAGCTGTCATGTTAGGTACATTAGTTGTGCAAAAGATAAATTCAGATGTAAAGAATTTACCCTTATCATCCAAGTGTGCCATCTTTAATGGAAAAGGTTGACTATTTTTAGCACAAATAAGTTCTTGGAGTTCCTTATTAGGATTAGCTTCACTATCTTTACGAGCACCCAAATCATCAAACATAATAAATTGTTGTCCATGATAACCATCCCAATGTTCCATATCTGAATTTCGTGTATAAACATTTGCTGGAGAAGTACGCTCCGTTCCAGTGACTTCTGATATAACAGCACTTGCAAGTGCTTTGATTCCATCACACAGAGAGGTTTTCCCAACTCCACTTCTTCCATATAGTAACATTACTGTTGGTGGATTACGCATCTCTCCATTAAGGGCTTCAGTACTCATTTGAGCCACTTTCTTATCAATGCGCTGATTCCATTGTTGAATAATTAACATTGTAGGTCGATCTAAATATCTACTTAAAGCTATAAAATCCACACCTTCATTATATTGCACCATTAAGTTTCGACGACGACGTTTTCTTTCATCAAAAGATATTTCATTACCATTCTC